AATCAAGTCGAGCTTCTTTGCAATCACCTGCGAAGGTAAGAACTTTTTTAACTCCACCTAACTCTTCTACGAACCCTTGTCCATAACTATTGCTATTACTATTAAATGCATCACTTCTCATTTTACACACCCTCCAAATTAATCAACGCATGTGTTTCAGGAAGAGATACTTCAAGACCTGCTTCTGTAAGAATCATATCTTTTCGTAAATCTTCATCAGCCTGTTGCACATTAGTTGTGATTGAAGTGTCTCTATTAACACCGTTACCAACAAGAGGTCTGTAAGATACATGGTCTAAATCAACCATTTGCATAAATCCTGCTGCAAAACCTCTAAACAAAGGTTCTTTCACAAGAGTTATATCACCATGAATTGTATCAACTTTAGTTACCATATGTCCAAACGCACCTTTACTTGCTGCATGATTATACTGAGCACCACTAGAATTAAGGAATGAACCATCAATAAAACCACCATCACCAACTTTATTAAAGTGTGATATTACAGGTAGTGAAGCTAATGCTAATTTAGAAGAACTTCCACCTCTTGCTGGGTCGAATATTACTTCAAAATCAGAAAGCATATCATCATATGTCCATTCAGCTGCAGTATTAGATTTATAATATGGTTTACCTTCATTATATGATAATGTACTACCATCATTTACTATGTTTGCATACCCTTCAGCTATAGTGCTTCCTACTATACCTTCTGTATACTGAATACCTCCAGCACTACCTCTTTGCCCAAAAAGCATAGCTCTTTCAATGTCAACTTTATGCTCTCTTAATTTAAGATTCCATAATCTTGCCCATTCATCAGCATAACCTCTGTAGACAGTTGCTCTAGCAGTATTAGACATCTCACAAGCTGTTTTAAAGATTTGGGTATAACCATAATCATTATCTAGCTGTTGAGACCATACATCTGGAGCACCCGAACCTTGTTCAAACGATGTACCAATTACAGTAGACTTTGAATTATCTGCTACTGCAAGAGTACTTGTAGTACCAGTATGAG